TTACAGACGATCGGCATGGTGTAGCTGAACAAACTTATCCCACAACTGCTCGTTAGTCTCAACCCAAGCTGGGTCGGCAGAAATCGTATTATCAATAGGGCAGACCAGCTGACAGGTTGGCGTTTCGTAATGACCTACACACTCAGTACAGCGCATCGGATCAATTTGATAGATTTCTGCACCCATGGAGATTGCCTCATTCGGGCATTCCGGTTCGCACATATCGCAGTTGATACAGCGTTTAGTAATCAATAAAGCCATTTCAGTAACTTACCTTTTTAATCTTTTTAAATCATGCAGTTAATGGTGTTTTTTATTCCGTACAATTGCGAACATATTGTATGTTTGTACAGTATAATATACATTGAGAAACCTAAGTTAGTAACACAAAACCGCAACACAAGCCGTTTTTTGTCATTAAAATACCTGCATGTGTGAGCTTGGGGTTTGGCGGGTTTCATACCAAGGAGTTTCGATGGTTCGCAATGTAACACAAAAGCTCGCAACCCCCAATAATGATGGTTTTTTAACCGCTCTAGCGAGGTGGGAGGCTTGCAAGCCTCCGTATACAAGCTCGCACATGAAGATCTGTGTTACTGCGGCAAAAGTAATACTCTCCCAGGTTGTTCAGCCACGGCGTTCTAAGTACGAAAAAGAGAATTTTCTTCGTATCGATTTCAGTAAGGCGGGAAAGGTTACATTCTATGCCGAGTTCCCAAAAAAGATGGCACTCAAAGGCAAAAAGCTTGGTGAGTGGCCAGAAATGGCAATTCAGGTGGCAAGAGAGAAAGCAAAGGATTTATCTGAGGGTGGGTTGACTTCCGACTCGGTTCACAGCGTTATAAGAGCCTACGAAGCTGATTTAGCTTTGAAAGTGAGCCGGCATCGATTGGGAGAGGATAGTTATAGAACCTACCTCACAAGAACCAAAAACGTTTCTATGGCCTTTAGTGATCGCGAAGTATTCAGTGGCATCACTTATCATCGACTCACTGACATTCTTGATGATTGGATTGCCACCAAAAGTAGCAATCAGGCTATTGAACTATTTGCTGAAATGCGTCGATTTTGGAAGTATTCATCCCCACTCTATAGCTGTGGAAAGAATATTGCCGCCAGCATTCCTGATGATTACATTTCATCAAGAGTCCAAAAGCCAACCGCTACCCGGCTATTTACAGATATTGAGTCCATCGCCAAACTTTGGATAAATATTGCCTCTTGTGCATCAGTTCACCAGAAGAACGCTATGCGGTTCATGATCCTGACAGGGGTCCGTCCAATCAATGTTTCAAATCTACGCTGGGATTATGTTGATAGCGATCTTGCTGAAATTATTTATCCCGCTGGTGTGACGGGCATGCGGGGGGCAATGAAAACCCAGAAAGAATTTAGACTGCCAGTGACGAATGAAATAAAACGAATACTTGAAGAGCAACTGGGGTGGGGAAGGTCTGTTGATAATTACAATAAAGAGTATGTTTTTCTTCAGCCCCGCGATTTGATGAAACCGTTCGCAAAGCGCTCATTGGATAAGCTGATTAAAACGTATAGCCCAGAGAATGCAGTGAAGGGGGTGATTCATGATGGCACCGTTAAGGGCCGAGAGGGGGCGTTTAACACGATGTGTCGTAAGTTCTTGAAGAGCAATATCATTGCCCAGATGCGTTCTCGTGGTTATTCCCGCTCAGATACAAGAGAGATAAGCCAGCTCTGTATGCATCATTCTGACAAGGGAGCGGATCCGATGGGTGAGCATTACGATTTTTCAGATGAAATCCTTCATGAAGAAATGGCTTTAAAACGGCTGGCCTTTGAATCACATGAGGCCAGCATACTTACACAGGTTGCTTTAATTCGTAAGAGACTGAGTTAATACTTGCTCTTACACTTATCGATGAATGCGATAACATTACAGCGCTCATAGCGAACCAATTTATGAGTGAATCGAATGGGTGCCAATATCGCCCTGTGTCGATGATTAATATTCCAATCACGTAAGGTTTTTGTCGTAATACCTCCCAGCAGTATGCAAGTCTGCTCGGGGGTGAGCCAGTCGGGATTCGTGGTTTTCGTCTCGTTAATCATCGTAAGCCCCTCTTTTTCATGGCCTCAAGTAAGATGTCTTGTACTTCGCGTTTTGAATCCCGCCGTTCTTTTACCAGCTCGTCTACCGTGTCCTCGGCGATGATGTGGTAAATCCATACCGGGCGTTTGTGGCCTGCCTGTGCTTGCCGTGTGGGGCCTATACGCTCAATGATTTGCTGATACTGTTCCAGATCCCACCAGTGGGAGAAGAACGCCAGAATGTTGCCGCCGTCCTGCAAATTAAGGCCGTGGCCTGCGCTGGCGGGGTGGGCGAATAGCACGGGTATTAATCCTGCGTTCCAATCTCGCTGCGTCTGTGGGTCTGCGTCCAGGTGGCGACCTTTGGGAAAGGCTTTTAACAGGCGGGCTAAGTCGCTTTTGAAATGGTAAGCGACGAGAACAGGCATACCGCTGGCCTCGGTGATGATGCTTTCCAACGCTTGCAGCTTGGCGTCATGTATCTCCGTCCAGTTGCCCGCCTCATCGGTATAGATAGCGCCACTGGCAAGCTGTAAACACTTCATTGTTTTAGACGCTGCGTTCATGGCTTCGATACCGTGGTCGCCAATTTGCAAAAACATCTCCTTTTCCATTTCTTTGTACTGGCTGCGGGCTTTAGGACTAAGGCCAACGCGCACCACGCTATGTATCGGCTCGTCAATGTCGAACCAATCGGCGGCATTAAGGGAGATAGTGACGTCGCGCAGGGCGTCTTGCATTTGCTGCTGTGCGCACTCTCGTGGTTCGATTTTATTAAAACCGGTAGTGCCGATCGGGATGCGGTTAAACCAGCGATCAGTGAAAGCGCTGAATGTTCGGCCTAGCCGCTGGCCTTTATCCAGAAACCACGCTTGCCCCCACAAATCCTGTAAGCCATTTGGCGCAGGGGTACCGGAGAGATTCACCCAACGGCCTGATCTGTGCGCAACTTTTGCCAGTGCCGCCGCACGCTTCCCGCCTTTGCGCAGGCGAAAGGATTTCAGCCGGGTACTTTCATCGGCGATAACGGTACCAAACGGCCATTCACCGTTGAGGGCTTCTATCAGCCAAACGAGATTATCGTAATTGGTGGTGAACACGCTGGCGTTAGGGTTACGCAGCGCAGCTAAACGTTCCTGCGCGGTACCGACCACCGGTTGCATTTCGATATTGCGCAGGTGATCCCACTTATCCACTTCATCTGGCCACGTAGACCGAGCAACCCGCAAAGGTGCGAGAACTAACGTCGGTTGGGTTTCACTGCCAGACATAAACAGATCTTCAAGGCTAGTAAGCGTTGCGACGGTTTTACCCATTCCCATACCGGCCCAAACATTTGAGCGGGGGGCGTCTATTTCGTGAAGGATTATTTGGTTTTGGTATTCGTGGGGGATAAATTTCTTTCGCACACTGTTATTCCTGTAAAAAGCCCCGCACTTGGCAGGGCTGGCTATCTTATGCAGCCTGCTGGTTCATTAGCTGGGATAGCCTGGTCAGTCCCTTCGGAGTCACAAGAACCTGCTCGACAGTTTTCTCGGAGCCATCTCCACGTGTGATTACCGTAACTTTATGCTCCAGTAGACTAGCCTGGATCTTACTTTGGTAGGCTAGCCAACTTTTGCCACCGACTCGGCGATAGATCCAGCCATTGGCACTCAGGTAAGTGAAGAGGTCTTTAGGGCGGATTTGCAGATCCTTGGCTGCGGTGGATATGCAGGTACCGCCATCAGATTTGGCAATACGGTGTAGCGCGTCAACGTCAGGTTTCATTTCCTGCACTTGATTTTGCAGGGTAAGGACTTTCTCGGTGTACCCAAGCAGCAGACCACGCATAGTAGCGGGATCGTTGAGTGCGGTCATAGGGTCAATGAACGGAGAGGATACCTGTGATTCTAGCTGTTGCCAGCGGTCAACAAGACGAGCGGTAAACTCGGGGCAGAGCTGAGCAACCACAACAATGCTATCTCGCCGGCCTTGTTCACCCTTGAAAAGGTATACGCTTTCTTTTTGTTCTTTACCTAACCCGTTGATTCTCCCACAAACCTCAATTTGAGGAAGCTGGATGACGCCGCTTTCCGCCAGTGTTTCTATGGTTCGTTTCACGTTGTCTGGGCGCTTGTTAACCAAGTCCGCGATCTCTTTGTGGGTCATTGCAATTTGCTTAGTACTGTTTGCCAGTGCTAAAGTATTCATTGTTGTATCTCCGTTAGGTTTTTTAGACGCGTCGGTAGTTGCTGCTACCGACGCGTTTTTCATTTCAAGACCCTCCATCTTTATTCGCATGTGCTGCCTCCTGAGCGGCTTTCTGTGCAAAATCGATAAGTTCAAAAGCCAACTGATTCCCTGTTTCCAACGAGCCGAGAAGTTTTGCTGTTTCCAAAAACTCCGCGATATAGTTAAAAATATCAATATGATGCAACTGCGTAATTTTGATCGCCATAATGCACACTCATTAAGATAAACCACCGTGGTTTATATTTCGAAATAAGTAAACCACGGTGGTTTATTGATGTCAATACCACCGTGGTGCATAATTGCGTTACGTTAATTTATGAGGTGTAGCGTTATGAGTCGTGCAGACCACCAGATGAAGATTCGCATTCCTGCGGAAATGAAAGAAAAATTGGAGAATGCTGCTTTAAATAACAAGCGTTCGATGAATGCCGAAGTATTGCACCGTCTTAATGAAAGCCTTGAGGGTGAAAACTTTCTTGAAACTTCGAGCAAGACTTGGCTAATACCTAACGGGGATATAGGGGTTGTTAGCTCCGCTACATTGATCGCTGTGGCGAAAGCCTTAAATGAAAATAGTGAAATGCTAAAAACCTTAAACTCTAAACTCAAAATTAGCATTACACTTGAGGATAAACCTGAATAAAATTAATTTCTGTTCTTTAAAATAAACAAGACCTCAGCGTTAATAGAACGCATATTTTTTTCCGCTGCTCGTTTTAACTGCTCAGCAAGTTCACGGGGCAGCCTTAATTTAAATTGCAAATATTCATCCGATTTTTTCACAATGTCCCCTCCAGATCTTTACTATCCAATACCCACACTGCGAAACCTAACGCACGTATTTTTTCATGCTCCCTAAGCTGGGCGGCGGTAGGTTTTTCGCCCGGCGCTTTGCATTCAACAAAAATCACATTGCCACCGGGCAGAAGCACCAATCGATCCGGCACCGAACGGCGGCCGGGTGAAATGAATTTGTAGGCTATTCCCCCGGCTTTCTTCACCTCTTTGACGAGATGAGCCTCTATCGAGTCTTCACGGATGTAGGACATTAGCTGCACCTTCTTTGAATTTCTCACGAGCAATCTGCATGATGCAAAAATCGGAGCGGTTTTCGCTCCACTCCTGATTGAGGGGATTACGTGAAGTGCGAGCGGCTTTTGTCCAGACCTTGGCGGCCCGCCGGTAATCGCCTTCGCGTTCAATTTGCGCAGCCTCGCGCGCAGCCCGATAGTAGAGCGGGCTGTCATGATTTTTAAATGACATAGCACTATTCCTTACGGTAGTGATAAGCCTCGAACCCGCCAGCAGAGAGCGGCAGGTCTAAAGCCCATTCGGGATTTGTGGCGAGAAGTTCGCTTAATTTATCGGAGGTGAATTGCTCGGTATCGGGCGCTTCGGTTAATACTTCATCGTGAACAGTCAGCGTAATTTCGTAGCCGCTGGTCTCGATTAACGGCATGTTGTTTGCCATCACATCGCGGGCTGCTGCCTGGGTAACGTTTTCCGTCAGCTTACCGCCGTAGGTTTTCAGGCGTTGCCATTTGCGGCTGTATGAGTTGATGCCCATATAGCTGATTTTGCCCTCGTCGATACGAATACCGGGGTAGCAAACGGCACGGCCAGAGGGCAGTTGAATACGTAACCAACTACCGTCGCGGCGGATCTTCAACTTACGGCAGGTAAACGTCTGGCGAGGTGCGGCAATGGCACGGCGTACGGTGTCCTCTATTTCGTACCAGAAAGAAACCGTTTTTGGGTGTGCATTTCGCCACATCCTTTTTAATGAATCACAGGCGATAAATACCTGTTCCGAAAGGCCGTATGTTCGTTTCTGTTTTACCGAGGCTTTATACCAGCTTTGCGCCTCGCGCTGTATTGATGCGGGAACATTTGGTAACGCCGCTTTTGCCAGTCCATCCAAATCAAGCCCATACACAAGGGCGAAGGTCAGGAACGCGGCCACGCCACCGCCGAACCCTAGCCCCAATTCCATCACTTTACCGATTTGGCGCTGGATCTTATCGACATTATCCGGTGATATGTTGAATGCCCGAGCGTAGGCCAACATATACAAGTCATGACCGGTCCCTGCATCGTAATCACGGAATGCCTGTAGCTTCCACTCTTCTCCCGATAGCCAGACCAGTGCGCGGCCCTCGATGTTGGAAAGGTCAGAGACAACCAGCTTTTTACCCTCGGGAGCGACAATGCAACCGCGCAGGGCTGAACTGATTAACTCCATGACGTTATCGAATAGCAGATCGGCACATCCGGCTTTTAACGCTTCGATACCGGTGTCTATGGTTTCCTGACCCAGAACAGGGCGGGGGAGGTTTTGCGGTTGAAATAAGCGGCCCGCCCAACGTCCAGTGCGGCTGGCCCCGCAGAATTGCAAAGTGCCGCGTAAGCGCCCGTCTTTGCTCACACCTTTGAGTAATGTCTTGTATTTGCTGGTACTGGTGGTGCTGGCCTGTAAACGTATCGCCAGCAGTTCGCGCAGTTCAATCGGCAAATCAGGGTCGCTAACCCGCCGTTGTATCGTGCTGGCCTGCATATCTGGCAACGTGACGCCAAAGGCTTCAACAATATGTTTAAGCAAGACGTCGCGCTGTGTTGCCGCCTGTACCTCGTTATCGGTTAAATCCTGTGTGCGCACGGCTAACCGTTTTTGCTCTATCTCGACGGCAGATACCGCGGCTTCCGCTAGCACGGTGTCCATCTGTACACCACGGTCATTAATGCGCTGATCAAAGTGCCAGAGTGCCAACTCATTACTCTGGTAATTCCAGACGGGCAGTTTCTTATCAATTTCGCGCATCGCCTCGATATCAAGGCCCGCGTAATCAATAAACCGTTTCCATTCTTCAGGGTGGGTTTGCTTGGTAGCGCGGCGGATAGCAGAGTTTTTAGCGCGTGGTTTACAGAACAACTGGATCAGCGCCTTGCCTGCTTTGTCCTTGGCTTTGTCCTGTGCTACCCCGAGAATATCGCACAAATCAGACAGTGAACCTGGCAGGCCGTGGGCCAATGCTTTAACCATAGTATCGCGCCAGCGGGTAACATCCCTTGCGGCTACGTTCGGCCATTTGTAACTTTTTAAATGTGTGCGTAGTACCGTGCGGTCGAATTGGCTGTTGTGGGCGTAGACTAGCGTCTCGCCATCACGCAACGCAGTGTACAGCGGCACAGGTAAATTCTTGGGTTCTGTAAATTCGTGCACACTGACAGGGCCGTCGTCGATAGCCCATGCAATAAGCATTATCTCCGCATTAGCAGCGTAGGCATGGGTACCGTTTCGGATAGGGGTTTCGCTGTAGGTTTCTAGGTCTAGCCAGAGTATTTGGGGCATAAAAGTAGCCTTCTATTGATGTGCTTTGAACAGCAGGCACAACGCCCGCTCGTCAAAACACCCCCGCACAGGGCGGGGATGGGCTAGATTACTAGTTTAATCAATGGGATAACCGTCTAGAACGTGGGCTACCGATACGCCTTCTTTGACTTTCTCGACGATGCCTTTATTCAGATGCACCAGATTTTGGTTAAAGGGGGTGGTGGTTAGCATTGGCGATACTCCTGCAGGGAGGTAAAGCCCTGCATTAAGCAGGGCATAGGGATTAGATCAATGATTCAGCGTCAGCGCCTTCGGTGATTTCGTCGAAATCATCTTCGGAATCGATACCGCCGGCGGCGAAGGCGTCGCCATCTTTGAAGAACTGGACGCCGCCAAGAGAGGCAGAGATACCCTTGCCCTGATTGTCATAGGCAAAAATGGTGATAGTGGCGTTAACAAAGCAGCCGGAGTAGGGGCGGCCATCGGCTGCGGTCAGTGGGGATTTATCGCGGTCAAGAACTAACGGACGGGCCTTGTTGCCGGCGGCGATATACATGTTGCCCGGATAGCCGTCATAGTCGGCTTTCTCGTCACCAGAGCGGTAGTTGTAGCGCATTGGGTTGCCTACAATCGTTTTCAATACCGCTTCGGCTCTGGCTCCCCACTTATCGGTAGCTACCTTTTTAATTGCCGCTTCGATGTCTTTATTGGCGGGGTGATCCGGTGTTAACAGGAACGTGGCGCGGAATTTATGGTCGCCTTGGCCGTTAACTTGCGTTGCTTCGAACAGGTCGGGGAAGGCCAAACGGACGTTAGCTAATTTAACTTTCATGAGTAGGTACCTTTAAATGAGGGATTCGGCGGACTCGGTTTCATCCACGTTTTCAAAATCGTTTTCAGGGTTGACGATATGCGCTGGACGGGGGTCTGCTTCCGGTGCGATAGTGGGTTTGCCATCGGCACGTGAGATAAGCGCTTCCAGCTTCGTCCAGCGTCGCGGGCTTTCTTTCTTAAGCAGCTTTTCTGCCTGCGTCGGGCTGATTAGCTTGAAGTTGTACATTTCCTCTTTCTTGAGGCGCATCGCGCTTAGGGTGGTTTCGGCTGTTTCTTCGCTGCTCCATGCCCGGTTGCCTTGCTTACCGATAACCAGTTTGTAGCCTGGTACCGGATGGCCCGCGTTTAACTCGCTGTTGGCACGTTCGCGCACCGCTTTGCACCAGCCTTCGACTAAATCCAGTTGGCCGAGTAGTTCACCGAGGTGGGCGTTGTCACAGTGGGTTATGCGTTCTTTCGCGCCTGATAGTTGCGGTTCAAGGGCATCGGTCAGGTCTACAAAGTCGTCGGCAATAAGGTTTAAACTGTGTTGTTCCAGTGCCTTGCAGGTTGCTTTGGCTTTACAGAAGCGGCATTGCTTTGCACCTGGTGTAAATGAATCCGCCGGTAGCGAATCTACGCCGTCACATTCGGCGATATTGATTGCGATGATGCTATCTGCTGCGGCGATTCGGGCGTGTTCACCAAAGGCGGCTAAACTATCCACCGATATCACCCACTCAGACACAAAGTTAAGCCGTGGCATGTGGATGAAAAGCCGTACGCTATTGAAGTCGTACAGCATGGCGAATTGGTCTAATGCGCCGAGAGCGTAGAGTTGCAATTGCTCGTTTTCTACGGCGCTGACAGGTACGCCCATGCCGAACTTAAGATCGTGAAGTTGTAACTCATCACCCGCAAAGACAATCGCATCGGCGGTACCGAACTGATCTGGTACGCCGACGATTTCGGAGAAATCGACACGTTGCTCTATCAGCAGTTCGTTACCCTGCGACAGCGCCCAAACAGTATCGACATAGGTCTGCACGGCAGTGGCCATATCCGGCGTAACCTGCGGGCCTGCCCCGGTTTTGCTCGGGTGGGCTAAAGGGTAAGTGCCGATATAACTATCTGCAGTCTGACCGCCTACAAGCTCTTGACCTACAAGGGTATTGTCTTGCAAATTACGCAAAACACATTCGGCCAGCGCATGGGCGGCGGTACCTTCCACCGCAAATGGCGAACCGATATCTTTTATCCCCGCCTCTAACGCGAGGCTTCCGCTACAGCGCATCCACCGATGCGCACCAGACGGAGACAATCTTGCATGTTGTTCCGGCATGGTTAGCCCTCCAACGCTTTTTCAGCCAGTGCGATAGCTTCCGGCAATTTGTCAGCGGGAACTTGCCCCAGCTTTTTAGCGCCGAATTTATCCAGAATCGCTACGGCTTCACTGCGATAGCCGCCTTTTGCCAGTTGCAAAATCAGCCCTTCGGCTTTTTTGAACAGGGTTTCGGTATCGTTTTCCGGCTCAGGTGTGGTGGTTTCTTTTTTGGTCTTTTTCTCCGCCTTAGGCTTAACCGCTGCGCGTTTGTCGTGGGGTTCTACTATCAGCTTTTCGATGAACTCACTTCGCGCGGTAGCGCCATCCAACTGATCCCACAGGTTGAGCACATGCAGGGCAATATCAAAGTAAGCCTTGCGGTACATCTTGGTGCGTTGTACGTGCTCGGCCATCGCTTCATGCAGCGCGGATGCTTTGGCCGCGGGGATGGTTTCTTCATCCGAATTGATTAGCGCATGAGCTTGCGTTAACCGTTCTTCTGTCAGTGTTTCGGCTTCGCTTCCGAACAGTACCGCCAGACACGCAACCAGCGGGTAATCCAGCGTTTCAAAATCAATTGGTTCGAAAGTTGTGTTGTTAACCTCAGCGCCAGCGGTTTCCGCTTTCGGTACTGGCTTAGTGTCGGGGGTAAATGCCTGTTTGCCTCCCGCCATCGCCGCCAGAAGCTGCGTTAGCAACGTGTTTTGTTCTGCAACGAGTTTGTTGTTTAGTTCAAGGTTCGATTCAAGGCTCATAGGGTTATCTCGCTAAATAGAAGAGGAAGAGGGCGGCGCATAGAAGACAAAGCGGGTACAGAACTTCAGACATGGACAGAGACTCGCTAAAATCGGCACCTGTTAAGCGGTACCTGTATTGCATCTTTTTAAGGGAATTCATGGTTGTTATTCCTCAGTGGTTTTATGCCTGTCCGCCTCGCGTTGACAGCGGCAGGGTAAAATCACGTCGTGGTCTAACCCGCATGGGTTTTACATAGAACCTCCTATTGTTATGGGGGGCCGACATATGTCGCTGGCCCTTGCACTGATCCACCGTTCACATTGCTCCTTAGTTGACTCAATCCAGTTCTATTAGGATTGGCCGCTATTTCGTTTTGCCAGGGATGTAATTGGTTAGCCGAAGACCCTGTTAAATGGGATAGTCGTGTCTACAACGCCGCTCAAGTATTGTTTGGCCCTGACGAGCGCGCCGAAGTTGTCTATTTTTCTGGTGATGCTGTTGACGCCGATAGTGTATTGCTTCGCGCAGTACCCGCCGAGGTCCCCCCCTCAATCCTACGAGACCCGAGTAAAGTCAGCGCTGTAGGTACGGATGATAAAGCCGAGTATCTCATTGCTAATGGCCATGCAAAGGGTGAGTTGATAGACGGTATTAAGCTGCCGATCATCTGCCCCTTTGAAGATGGTCACACCTCGGCAAGCGGTGAAACCTCAACTGTCTACATGTTGGACGGTACCGGGGGGTTTGAGCAGGGCAAAATTATTTGTCTGCATGAAGGCTGTAAGCACCGTTCGCAAGAGGACTTCCTCGACAAGATCGGCTATCGAGTTGCGGACTTCGATATCGTTGAAGCGGAAATTCAAAACGGCATTACGGATATAAATTCTGATATTACCCGTCATTTCATAGACCGGTTTATATATGTAATTGACGGTGACCGCGTGTGCGACCTAATCCGGCCGCCTTATAGTTGCATGATGGAAATGAAAGCCTTCAAGAACCTAATGGCACCGCACCAGTACCCCCCGATAGGGAAGGGTAACCCAACACCGGCAACAAAAAAATGGCTGGAGCACGTTAAAAAACAGGTCGCGGAATCCTCTGGTTATCAGCCGGGGGTAGGTCGGCTTATCGAGCGCCCCGACGGTAGGTTTGAGGTCAACGAGTTTTACATGCCTGAGCATTCGCAGGTGGCAGATACGAACAAAGTGTCCACCTTTCTGAGTCACATGGCGTATCTGGTACCTGACGAATGGCAGTGTAAATTTTTCATCTCTCGTCTGGCGTGGTTCGTTCAAATGCCAGAGCGCAGGTGTCCTATCACTATACTGCACGTTTCTACTGCTCACGGTACCGGTAGGGGGTGGATCAGTCAGTTGATGGAGCAAATCCTCGGTAAGTGGAACTGCTCACGCACCCGAATGAAAATACTCTGTGATAACCAATTTCACGATTATCTCCATCACTCTCTACTTTGTACTATTGATGAGGTGAGGGAAAACGACAAGCGGTATGAAGTTAATGACAAGATCCGGGACGTGTTGACTGAGCCACGTTTTGAAGTCAACAGTAAGTACGGTAAGAAAATGACAATGGATATCTTTACCGGCTTTCTATTCTACACCAACCATATCGACGCGCTGGTGTTGCCTGAGGAAGACCGCCGTATCGCGGTGCTGGGCGGCCCTGAGGTTGAAGCCAGTGAAAACCACTATAACCATCTGTATGCCGCTCTAAATGACAGTGACTTTATTGCGCAGGTGTATTGGTATTTGATGAACGTCGATATCTCGGCATTTAACTGGCAGCGTGCACCTATTACCAAAGAGCGCCAGTTGATGATTGAAAGCAATAAAAGCGACGTTGAAACGGCGATTACTGCGGTGCTGGAAAACCCTCCCGTAGCTGCGATGACCTATCAGCAAATCGTCAACGAGGTTATCAAAGAGGTAGGTTTGGACGCAGAGATTAACCAAAAGCACATTACCCGAATACTGAAAGAGAAAACTAAGCGGGAACCATTACGCGTAAAAGTTGACGGTAGTACACAGCGCTTTTGGCTGATTGAAAAAAATTGCGATTTCAGCAATGAGAAGCTGCGTCAAATGTTTGAAACTTGCGAAAAATTACAGAATCAAGTGTAAAGGGTGTCAGATAGGTGTCAGATAAAGCGTTAACTGACACCTGATAAAATCCTTAAGAAATAGTATGTTAGTTGTGTACGGTGTCAGGTGTCAGATGTTTTTAGTTCTTATACGTGAGAGAGTTTATTTTAGTCTTACCTACACACATACGTATATAGACCTTAAATTAACTGACACCTGTCACCTAAAAGGGCCAAAGCCTTACAGGGCAAGGGCTGTAGAAGGTGTCAGATAGCGTTTTAACTGACACCTATCTGACACTTCGGCCAAATAACGTGAAGAAAAATGCAGATAACGAAATGGAGAAGTAAAAATGATTATTTCGAACGGAAAACAGCACATCGACGGTAACCATGAGGTTAATTGTCCTCAATGCGGAAGCAGCTACGTGAACCTACTCAATGTTCATGTCAAAGGGGACGAAGTTCTTATCGATTTAGGCTGTACAAACTGTCCGGAAGGCTTTCAAATGCGGGTCGCACAGCGTAAAAGCAATACGGTAGTGGATATCCTGACTGACAAATAACTAGACAAACTCGGCGGTCGCTCTGGTTAATTTACAGATTAAATTTTGAAATCATGTTGAAAAATGTTGAGGTCTGAAACTATGCGCAGAAATATGCAACTTGTATTTGAACGGTGGGGCCGGTGGGCTGCGAGCGAGGAATATTGTTCACTGGTGGATTGGCCTGCGATGTCAGTTGCGCCTCAGCAACTTCCCCAAGCAAGTGGGAAACCCAGTTGCACGGATGAGGACGGCCTTACGCTCGATACTTGTATCGCGCACATGAGCACGGTGTTCCCGCAAGCCAGTCTGCTGATCCTAGGGCAGCGTTATATTGGGGGCCACTCACTGCGGCAAATCGCTGACGTGATGGAAATAGATATCAACGTTGTGAGGAGGTCGCTACAGGCTTCGGAAGCGTTTTTAGGCGGGTGCCTGGTTATGCTCGGTATTCGGCTTGAGATGGATCCCGAAGTGGTGGAACCGGAACCAGTTGCGTGTACACAAAAACCTATGCTAATCTTCTAACATCTAAGATTGTAAGTTAAATTTATGACCTCAACATTTTAAGGCCTCGCCATTGTGCGGGGTCTTTCTGTTTGTGTGCTGATGCTAAAGTACGAGAGTGTTTAAAACAGGCACTTTAGCCCCTAAATATCCTATGCAAAAAACAGCACATTTTATGCAGCATTTATGCAATCAGCTTTCTAACATTCTGCGCCGTTAACCCCGACAAATAAGCCTTTCGATTCATTAGGTTGATGAGTGGTATGCGCTCGGTGCGTGTAACGTCCATTATGTTAAAAACCCCCAAAAAGCGACAATTTATCTACCTTTCCAGCTATTCGAGGGCTGCGCTATTGCGTGGCCTTTTTTATTTAGCCCGCCGCCAGCGCCAATCACTCTCAAACAAACTCCGTGTCTGAATGGATCACGGCGGTGGGCTATTCCCAAAAACAGCATATACACGCCCAGGCCAACTGGCAGGGGGAGACTATGAGAATGGATAAATATTCAAGCGGCTCTTCTTACGGCTGGGGGGCATTCACTGTGATGCTGGGTTCACTGTCGCTCAATGAGTGGGCTATCGTCGTCGGCATAGCATGTACAGTCGGTACGTTCACTATTAACTGGCATTACAAGCGTAAAGAGTTTCAGTTGCGGGAGAAGGCTAATGAGTCCAGCTCTTCGTAAGAAAATACTGGCTGTATCGGCTGGCGGGGCACTGGCGATAGCGGTGGCACTGCTCGGTGGACACGACGGCGTGGAAGGGCGTGAGTATATCCCTTACCGTGATGTTGCTGGTGTCATGACAATTTGCGATGGACACACCGGTAAAGACATCATCCCCGGTAAAAAATATTCGGATGCTGAGTGTGATGCTTTATTGCAGAAAGACCTGGCACCGGTACAGCGCATTGTTGATACCGCGGTAAAAGTCCAACTAAGTAAATATCAGAAAGCCGCCTTATATTCATTCACATATAACGTTGGCCAGAACGCATTCACTAAATCCACTCTACTTAAAAAGCTCAACACTGGCGACATCAAAGGCGCTTGCGATGAGTTACGCCGCTGGATATATGCCGGTGGCAGGCCGTGGAAGGGACTACAGAACCGACGCGAGATAGAGAGGGAATTATGTTTAGCGGGATAAAGAACATATTCACTTATCTACCGGCGTTGCTGCTCATCGTCCTGGCTGGCTTATCGCTTTACTTCTACAACGAAGCGGATGAGTGGCACGACAAGGCTGACGCAGCCGCCAAAGAACGCGACGAGGCTCGGTTCATTCTCAGTAACCAGATCCGCATGGTTAACATCATTAACGATATCGCCAAGGCCAACGAGAATGAAAGAAACCGCATTAGAAATAATAGTGAGGTCCGCGTTGCTGCAATTAAAAAAGATATCAGTGCGGACGAATGCGCTACTCGTTCTATTCCTGTTGCCGCTGTTGAGCGCCTGCGGAATCACGCAAATAAAATACGTACAGACTCCGCACGTACCTATACCTGCCAGCCTGCTTTCTGATTGTATGCCGCCAGATATCCCCAACACTATGACATGGGGCCAAAGCGTAGAACTGAATGAAGACTTACTGACGATGTTAGAGAAGTGTAACGCAGATAAGGCGAGCATTCGGCAAATAGAATCAACCAGACAAGATAAGTAAAACCACTCGTAATCACCTAAGCCACTGGCCTAATAGGCGTGCGACATTTCATTGTCAAAATAAGGCAACCGTTAAATATGGCAAAGCTCAAAGCAAAACCTGAGCTGTTTTGCCGTGAGTATATTGTCGATTTGAACGTAACGCAGGCAGCTATACGAGCGGGTTACAGCGCCAAAACCGCATATAGCAGCGGCCAACGCCTCTTTAAAGAAGAGGTGATACAACAACGCATTAATGAACTTAAGCACGATCGAATTAATCAATTGGGGGTTGATGCTAATTACGTCCTGCTACGACTCGTAGAAATCGACCAAATGGACGCGGCGGATATATTTAATAAAGACATGAGTATCAAACCTATTCGTGAATGGCCGCAAGTTTGGCGACGTTATATCAGTGGTTTCGACGTATCCGAACTGTTTGAAGGTAAAGAAATGGTCGGGATCCTAAAGAAAATTAAATGGCCTGACAAAGTTCGTAACCTTGAATTGCTCGGCAAGCACATTGCTGTTCAGGCTTTTAAAGAAAATATTAGAAATGAAGTTACCGGCGCGAACGGGGGGCCGATGCAGATATCAAACCTATCCCCGGATGAAGCTGCAGAGGCCTACCGTAAAATGATGGAATAAACCCCGCCGAAACGGGGCATTGTTCAGGGGATCAGTTGCTCCTGAGTGCAGCCATACAGCGCCGCCAGTTTTTCGCGTGTGCGCTTCTGCGGTCGGTCGGATGCCTCCCACTGTGAAACTGTTGATTGTGTTGTACCCAGCTTTTCCGCGACATCGTACTGAGACATACCACGATAAATACGCCAGGCTGCCAGGATAGAAACATCCTGATCAACCATAATTGACACAACAGCGTTTGGCACTGTTACTTCATCGTATTTTGAAGGCGTGTAGGGTACGTCTTCCCACGCATCCTTGGCGTTAACTAGCTTTTCGTATTCGTCGTAAGGCATAACGGCATATTGTGGTTTGCCCTCACCATCACGAATAATCTGTATAGTCATTTTCGTTTACTCCGGTGTGAACTTCTGGGGAAAATGGCGGGTTCCCCCGCCTTAGTACGTTGTTGATGTTCTGCGCTTTACCGTTCTAATCGAACAGATAACAGGTTCGCCGTCAGTGAGCTCGAAAATTACTCTATAGTCGCCAACCCTTAGCCTGTACTGGTTATCAATGCTGTGTAGCTTTTTTATATCCAGTGTCACTGCTGGGAAGGTTTCAAGTTGGTTAACTTTCTCACTAATGGCTTTCCGGTAGTCAGGTGGGCGTGGTACGGAGTGTTCCTGAAGGGCTGGAGGGGCAAACTGGTGACCAGAACTATGGTCTTATTTTTGACGGTGATATTCGTTTCACGGTGACAGGAAAAGATAATATCACTGATTCATGGGTGCTCATCCAGGCTATTGGCGATCATGAGGCATTTCTTTTTGCGCGGACTAAAACTACCATAGCGGCTGGATATACAGTGGCTGATCTGCATAACGTAACGATGCAGGGCTTCAACGCGTTCGGCGTTACCAAGGGCATTACTGGCAGTATGCCAACAACTGTTTTTCCGCGTGGTCGCGTACTCTATAACGCATCGCGTAACGTCATGGATAACATTGCCGCGCAGTGTAACGCAACATGGCAGTTGGTGGATGGGCAGGTGCAGATGGTTCCCGAAGATAAGTATATTCACGAAGCTATCGTATTGAGCGCTGATACCGGACTTGTTGGTATGCCACAGCAAACTATGGGTGCGGGGGTGAATGTACGTTGCTTGATTAACCCCAATATCCGCATTAACGGGCTTATTCAGTTGGATCAGGCATCTGTATACCGTACGACTATTGGCAACAACGAGGTTGCTCAGTCACCAGACCGAATTTCGGAGATTGATGAAAACGGCAATCGTGTGTTAGCTGGTACCACTTCACAAGCTGCGAGCATTGCGACGGATGGCGTTTATATCGTCAAAGCCATCGCTTATACTGGCGACACAAGAGGGCAGGAATGGTACATGGATTTGATGTGCTTCGCGCGTGGCGCTCGTGATTTGGTCAGTGATGCTGCAAAAAATAGGATGAGTTGAATGTTGAAGATACTTGCTGGCGCGGTATTAATGTTTTCTTTTTCAAGCTTTGCGGATACCCAATGCGGGCCATATTTGGTGACTCCGGGGCCGAATGATGGATGGTTCCGTGTAAACGGAGCTAAGCCAGAAACCCAAAAAGTAACATTCCTCAAGCAGAAAGAAGATTACGACAATTTCAAAGTAGAGTGGACTATGGCTACGGACCAGCCAGGGCGTTGGGTTGGAATTGAGTACATAAGGCGTGATGGAAAAACTATCCTCAACGCGCAATGGCTACAAGCCAGCATGGATGCGCCGCGCCAGTATGCCACTTACGACTGCGTTAAGGTTAAATAGCACACTCAATTGTGCTTTTTGACGATCTCATATCGGCTTGATCTGGTTTTACTATCAACTTAGTTGTACAATTAAGCTGATAGTAATTTGAAACAGTCCAAGGAGCCCCCGATGATCACCCTGACCTTTTCCGATGCTCGTCAGAAATTTTCCAGCGTACTAGATACCGCCGTCAATCAGCCCGTGACGATTACCCGCCGTTCAGCTCCTGATATGGTGGTCATCACTGCTGAGCAGTTTGCAGAGTTACAGCAGGCTAAATTTGATGCGTCTCTTGCTCGGGTGATGGGCAAGCCAAAGAATCAGGCCTTGTTCAAGGAACTTGCAGATAAATGATTTTTTTCTTATCTGTTGAGCAGGTCATAGCCATCCACGACAGTCAGTTAGAGTCTTATGGTGGGCTGGCAGGATACAGAGATATTGGTCTTGTTGAAGGAATGGTGGCCCGCGTTGAAAACCTTCATGCATACCAGGGTGAAAGTGATTTGTTTGTGCTGGCCGCGTCGCTGTTGCTTTCAATAGCTCGAGGGCATGGCTTCAATGATGCAAATAAAAGAACTTCTGTTGCATCAGCAATGGTATTTCTGGATATGAATGGTGCACCCATAATTCCGACAGAGGGTTTCGCTGACTTTGTGGTAGAAGCGGCGCAGGGAATTCATGATGTGCATGCTGTAGCGCAAGAGCTGAAGAGGCTCACAAATTAGAACCTAACCACTGTAACGATCAACCAAACCCGCTTCCTGGCGGGTTTTTTTATGGAGTTTTTATGCCAATCCCTACTCAATCCCAAATCGGTGGTGAACAGCAAGCTGCGCAAGCAATTGCTGATTCTATCTCTACCCAGCTAAGAGTTGCTATGCCGGGGATTATTCAATCATTCGATACTGACGCCGTAACCTGCACCGTTTTACTCGCCATCAAAGGTAATGATTCTGGAATGTCTGGAGATAGTGAATCAGCAGACTTACCTCTCTTGGTAGACGTCCCTGTAATTTTTCCACGCGGCGGTGGGTGCACACTGACATTCCCGGTCAAAGCTGGAGACGAGTGCCTGCTGATATTCTCCGATCGCTGCATAGATTTCTGGTGGCAGAACGGCGGTGTTCAGGAACCAGTAGATTCCCGTCAGCATGATTTATCTGATGCATTCGCCATTATTGGCCCTCAGTCGCAGGCAAAGAAAATCAGTGGTATCAGCACCAGCGCTGCGCAGTTTCGCAGTGATGATGGTGGTGCGTATGTTGAAATTAACCCCACAGACCACACCGTCACCGTGCAGACATCAGGCAAGCTGATAGCTAATGCGCAGGGTGGCACTGAAATCACTTCGCCAACTATTGTGCTAAACGGGGCAGTGACGATAAACGGCTCTCTCAGTCAAGGGATGGGAGAAAGCGGTGGTAATGCCAATATGCTTGGCCCTATTACTGTCACTAATGATGTCACGGCTGGCGGCGTCAGTGTCAAATCTCACAAGCACGGCGGTGTGCAAACGGGTGGCGGCGATACCTGGGGGCCGATATGAGGTATCGCAGAGAGGACGAGAGCGGCGATTACACATTCGGTCAGGGTGATAACACATTCTTGATTGACTCCCCGGAGGCGGTCGCTCAGGCGGTGAAAACCCGCTTTGAATTATGGCGCGGCCAGTGGTTTTTAGATTTAACCGAGGGTACGCCTTATATTCAGTCGGTACTCGGCAAGCAACGCTCTGATGTTTATATCCTGGCTATCCGTGAGCGTATTCTTGATACGCAGGGCGTTAGCGCAATTCTGGAATTTGAAGCCAGCTATACCGGCGAAAATCGTCGCGTCACTTTCACTGCAACAATAGACACTATTTACGGCACCACCACCGTGACCAGCGAGGCATAAATGTTAAACCTTGATACGTTAGGGCTGAATGCAATTGTCAGTGCCACGGGGATAACTGCGCCCGATTTTGAGACTATCCGTAGCACTCTGGTCAGTTATTTCCAAGAGATTTATGGCGGTGATAGCTATCTGGACGCTGACAGTAAAGACGGGCAAATGGTTACTTTATATGCGCTAGGAATCCACGACGCTAACAATAGCGCTATTGCGGTATATAACTCATTCTCTCCGGCAACCGCAGTCGGCAATGGACTTTCCAGTAATGTGAAAATCAACGGCATTAAACGTAATGAGGAGACTAACTCTACAGTCGATTTGCTGATCACCGGTAGTGTCGGGCTAGTGATAACCAATGGCGCGGCACGTGATGCTGATAGCGTTCGCTGGGATTTACCGGCCAGCGTGGTTATTGGTCTGGCCGGCACGGCAACCGTAACGGCCATTTGCTCTGTACCGGGTGCAATTGTTGCACTAGCAAATACAGTGAATGAGATAGCAACACCGACGCGGGGCTGGTTAAGCGTCAATAACCCAACAGGAGCAACTCCGGGTAAGCCGGTAGAAATGGACGCAGAGTTGCGTGTCAGACAGTCGGTATCAGTGGCGCTACCGTCGCGCACGGTGCTGGATGGTATCTTAGGGGCCATCGCGGGTATCAGTGGTGTTGAGCGGTATCGCGGCTATGAGAACGACACAAGCATTACCGATGGCAATGGAATACCCAGTCACTCGATATCCATCGTAGTTGATGGTGGTGACGCGACACAAATTGCACAAGCCATTGCACTGAAAAAGGGACCTGGTTCAGGGACGTACGGTACCACCACAATCCCGATTACGGATAAGTATGGGATTGTTCATCCGATTAATTTCTTCCGCAAAGGTACCGTACAGATTTATGTCAGATTAGAAATTAAGGCGCTACAGGGCTATACCTCATCAATCGGTACCGCTATTAAAAACTCAATAGCGGAATATATTAATGAAATAGAAATTGGCGAGCCGGTACGTATTAAGCGGCTTGATCTACCTGCGCAATTAAATGGCAGCATTGAACGGCTGACTTACGATATTACTTTGTTGGAAATCGGCATTTCTCCTGTGGCGCTATCTGAAAACAACATTGAGATAGCCTTTAACGATGCCGCTGCTTGTGTGCCGGAGAATATAACTTTAGTGGTGACTTAATGAGTGAGACTAAATATCAACGTCTCATCACGCCATATCACAAAAATAAACCTAAGTTTTACGATCATATATCTCTAATTACCGCACCGTTCCTCGGTATCCAGCAAACGACAAATCAACTTACAAACGACTTTGACCTCGATAGCTCAATAGGCAATCAAGAGGATGCGGTCGGGCTGTGGGTGGGGATTGGCCGAAACATCAGAACGCCAATCACCGATGTCTATTTCTCACTGGATACCGAGGGGCTGGGTTTTGATTTCGGTAGTTGGAAAGGGCCATATGACTCGCTAACCGGTTTTACCCGATTGGATGATGAGACTTACCGCACGATACTGCGGGCAAAAATCCAGGCTAACCACTGGGACGGCACGGTAGAAACCCTCAGCGATATCTACCAGGGCATTTTCCCTGACGGGCGCACCAAGATATTCGCCGTCGATAACTTCGACATGACCATGACTATTTACATTGCCGGTGAGCAAATCTCATCAGTGATGCGGGCGGTTATTGCGCAGGGATATTTAGACGTTAAACCGGCAGGTGTTGGCGTCACCAATTACATCATTTCAACTGAGGCCGGTGCGTTATTCGGCTTCGATTTAGATAACGAATATTCCCGAGGGTTCGATCGTGCATCCTGGGGTTCACCATTAAGGGCAACAAATGGCTAATGAAATTCTTCCGTTCGGTCTGGGTGCTGAATCCAATGTGATGACGCAGGCAGAATATGAGGCACTGGCCGCGCGTTCTGGCGGGTTCTCTTCAGGTGTGGCGAAGTCTGAGCAACTCAATAAAGTGTGGCGTCAATCATCGTTCATTGCATCTGTTTTGGCTGATTTTATCGCCACTCAATCCGGTGATGATGTGCTTGATAACGGCAATACGGCAGCATTACTGGCTAGTCTGGAGCTGGCGATAAAGAAATACGCCAATAGCAATTTACCTATAGCATCAACATCGAAGCAAGGGATCACTCAACTAAGCAACTTAATTAACAGCTCTAGTGAGACGCTCGCCGCGACACTTAAAGCAGTTAAAACAGTGAGTGATGCGGGTTTAAAAGTCACCGGGAATTTAGCAGAGATAAAAGCGGCTGGCTCGGCAGCGGTTGCAGAGGCCCAGGCCAATCTCAATTTAGCTGAACTGCTCGGTGATGCATTACAGAAAGCTAACAACTTATCTGAAATTAAAGACGCTGGCCCAGCAGCTGTTGCGCAGACTCTCTTAAACCTTGGTTTGGGCGACGCTGCTAAAAAGGGCATTGCAACTAATGCGGAAATGGCGGCAGGGACAAGCACGTCGCTACTTCCAACTGTTGCTGCTGTGATGAGCTTGTTCAGTAAACGTGCATTTACTAGTCATGATTATATTCGTATACCTGACGTACTGGGGGGATTGATTATCCAATGGGGTTTTACGCCCAATTTATTAACAAATACCATCGGTGTTGCTAATTGGAGTCATCCGTTACCCATTCCATTCCCAACAGCATGTATTGTTGGAACAACTACAACAGCTAGCACCACATCTCCACTAACAAGCGCGGCCAACCTGTCTGGTATTCCTAGCGTATCAGGGCCGGTATCAACCATTACTGGGTCTGTGCAAAATGCAAGAAACGACCAGAGCGTAGCCATTTACTATATAGCTATAGGATATTGATATGAGAGCCTTGTTTAGTTCGAAGTTAGCAGCGTTTATCCCCGAGAATATGGCAATAGATGGAAGCTATAGCACTGATGTCACAGACAATCTTATTGTTGTTAGTAATGAGGAACTATCAACGTACTGGCGACAGGAACCACCCGCAGGGAAAACGTTGGGTACCGTTAATGGGCGGCCCGCATGGGTAGATTTGCCACCACCGACCGCCGAACAACTTGCTGAAATTAAAGCTATCAATGTTACTCAAGCTAAAATCGATAAATCAAAATTGATTAGCGATGCCAGCAACAAGATAGAAATATTGAAAGACCGGGTCGATGCGGGGCAGGATAAGGCTGCTGAGTTGAAACTGTGGAAGTCATATCGTATAGCGCTTGATGATATTGATGTAAGTGCGGCACCGGATATCGAGTGGCCAGTTTCTCCAGATGACATAAAATTGCCGGTAGTTTTGACTGAAGCATGACGGGGCCGCTAAAGGTTTACGGAACGGGGGTAGACGCTGTTGGGTGCCGCCAGGTGTACATGCCCTATAACTCAACATCAGAGTATCGACGCTACGCGTACGGGGATCCGCTAGTGTTCTCCTCATGGATTGAGAAATAAAAAACCGGGCTGATTGGCCCGGACGCCTATCTTACTTGGGTGTTGCGCTCTTCCGCTTTGCATCAAAGAGGTGCCATAGTTTCATAATTAATACATAGGCAATGATTGCAGCTATCAGATCTACAATCATCATTACAGGAATATAGAGATCATCAGGGTCGCGGATACCTAGTTTTTCAGACAGGGTAAATAGCAGAGCTAATTGATCTGCGGGCATGGGGACGGGATAAGTGTGAACATATCTTATCGACAATAAGAGTAGCCCAACAAATAAAAGTGTCTTAAAGAGCCTACGGGCAAGTGTTGCCAT